ATATGCCTCGAATGCCGTCAAGGGTTATGCCTAACACATGGAGGACACTCCAGGGCTGTAACTCCTGCACGCCTTTCGCCGTATGCACTTTATAGGTAATGACGCCTGTTTCTTGGTCCTGTTCAACTACAACCCTTTGCGGGTCGATAGGCCACAAAAACAGGCCGGCACGTGTTCTGTCGATGTAAGCATAGAAGTTGCCGTTCAGAAGGAGGTGATTCATTATCAGTTCCTTGAACGTGAACGGCGTCTGCATCGGGTTCGGTGCTTTGTGCAATAGCCTGTATATCTCGCTGTTCTCAGCAAGCTCCCGGCCTTCCGGGGTTCTTCGGTATACCTTGAGCGGTAGACTTGCCACGGCTCCAGACAATAACGTCACCGCTCGAAGTGCAGCAGGCACGCCCAGGGCTGTCTCTCGCGTCACAGTCACGCCGGCTCTGGTCGATATGCCTAACAGGTCCTGCCATCCTTCATCATCTTTTAGCGTCAGGGACCGCTTCTCAGGGTCCCTTTGGGTCCTTCTGAATATCTGCCTCAATCGGGTAATCATATAACAACCAACCCCCTTTCCTTGTAGACTGTCTGCTTCCGTTCTCGTAGTAGCGCCCTTGATATAGCCAGTATCAGGGCAACTGCACCGTCAATCCTGTCTTTACTCCTGGCCTTACTCGGCTTGATATTGCCGGCTGCATCTTGCTCCAGGACCACGTTCGCAATGTTCCAACTCAACACCGGGTGTCCGCCGTGATCTAGTCGCTTCGACAAGACAAGTTCCTCTAGCGTCTTTGTGGGCACACTCATAGAGACGTAGCCCATACCTGTGGATACCATTGTGGCGCCTTCTTCCTCAAGCTCAACTGCTAACTGGAAGGCGTTCCAGCGGTCGAACGCTATTTCTTTAATGCGGTAGGTATCGGCTAACCGCTGAATGTCCCGCTTAATGAGTCTTTGGTCTAGGACCTCACCGGGCATTAACGTTAGGTAGCCCTCACGCGCCCAGGCGTGATAGTCCACCACGTCACGCCGTTCCGCTGTCGCCCTGGCCTCAGGTAGCCAGAAGAATGGTAAGACGTCATAACTCGGCGGGTCCGCGTCATCTGGAAACACAAGCACGAAACTAGCCAGGTCCGTTGTGGCTGATAGATCCAGGCCACCGTAACACTCACGGCCTTTCAGCTTCTCAGGCACTATTAGCCCGCCACAAGCAGCCCACTTGTCAGCCGGTATCCACGCCACCTCAGAGGAGGTCCACTGATTCAAGTAAAGGCGCCGGAAAGAGTTCTCCAGTGAAGCGCTTTCCTTCGCCTTCGTAGCCAGGGCTTCCATATCCTCAAGGCTTCGGAATTCACCCAAAGCGGGGTTCGCCTTTGCCCAGACCTCAGGGTCAAGCCAGTCATCATCAGGGCCAGTCTCATATAAGCATGGAAGGAAGGTCGGGTCCCGCTCAGGGTCCTCCTGAACTTTCTTCGCATAGTCGTAAAGCTCATAAAAGAGGCTTGTCCTGTCATAGCCGGCGGTCGATATACATAAAAGAAGAGGCTCTTCACGGCCTCCAAAAGACGTGATGATAGCCTCCCATAGTCCGCGGCCACGCTTACCTTCCCAGACGTGTAACTCATCACATATCACGCAAGTAGGGTTCAGGCCATGCTGTAATCCGGCGTCAGCGGACAGGGCACGAAGCACGCTTGACGTTCTATCGTCAATAATTGTCTTGCTATACTCAATCACCCTTAGGCGCTTAGATAGCGTCTTATTGCCTCGAACGAAGTCTCTTGCTTGATTGAATACTATGCTTGCCTGTTCCCTCGAACCGGCTGCTAAGTAAACCTCGGCGCCTTGTTTTCCATCTGCCACTAGGTGATAAAGCGCTAAGGCTGCTGCTACAAATGACTTTCCGTTCTTTCTTGGAAGGTATAGCAGCGCTTGCCTGTATTGCCGGGTTCCGTCAGGGTTCAATGTGCCGTAAAGGTCCTTGATAAAGTCCACCTGGAACGGCATAGGCTCAAAGGGCAAGCCTGCCCAGGGTGCTTTACTATGCTTCAAGTGTCCTATGAACCTGAGGACCTTATTAGCCCGATCCATTCAGCTCACGGCCCTTCAGGAGGGGTCCATGTCTCTCCAGATACTTCTTCGCATATTAGAACCAGTTCATAGCCCCGCTCCTCAGTGTCCAGGACGCTTTCCACTCGCAGAAGGCGGTTGTCCTTCGATAGCATGACGATCCGGTCCCCCGGCTTAGGTCTGCACGCTTCGCCTAAACCTCTCATGGTGACTCTATGGGTCGTCACAGTGCCCACAGTCAAAGCGGACCAATAATCGGAATCCTTGAGTGGCTCCACCGCAGCCCAGGTCGTGGCCAACTGGCGCCATTCCTTGATGAAGTCGCCCCCTTCGTCCTTTTCTTGATAAAATCGCTCAATGAGCACTCTATGTCTTAGCTTGCCGGACCTCATACGCTCACCGCCCTATGAGGCCAGTAAAGCAGTCTGACGGCAGGCAGGTTCTTCTCGATGAATTCACCCTCCCGGGACTCGTAAAGCATGGCCGTATGCAGCAATAGTCCTGCCTGAACCGTTGCCGGCACAGTCTCAAGCTCATCTAGCTTTCGGCCCAGGAAGGACTCACAAAAGTCTTTCGCTGCTTCCATATAGCCCGTAATGAGGGCATCTTCCAGGTTATGCTCAATTCTTAGATGTTCTTTAACGCGCTCTAGCGTAATCACTGCCTCACCTCCTAGCTGTCTAGCAATGCTTCAAGTTCGCAGTCCTCTTCGGGTTCGCCGGGTAAGTGCATCCGCATCCTGGCTGTAGGTGACAAACCGAACAGGTTTATAAATTGCCTCAGTTCTTTCAGGCTGTCCTTCATGATGTAATACTCAGGCCGTTGCTTGGGTTCGCCACTCGGCTTCATGTATGTGTCACCCTCACGGGCCAGGACCTTCTGACTTCTCATGTATCGCGCCCAACATTCGCAATACATGGCCAGGGTCTGCTGATCTAGTTCAGTCAGGAGTCCTAGCTTGTGAAGTGGACCGGCAACGCGCTTCCACTCGGCCTTCGCCTCCTCACTCAGCCAGTCAGGGCATTCAGGCAGGTTAGGCTTGGGTCTCGGAATATTCTTCGGCTGCTCATAGGCGCCGTCAACAACTCTTAACTTTGGCAGGGGTCCTCTAGCCCCCATAATTAACACCCCCTCGGGACGCAATTTCAAAACCTTGAAACGCGTGATGTTGCCTCACTGCGCCGGTCTACGGGCAAACTTCCATACTTTTCTAACCCCCTACCCTGTGAACCTCAGTGTGACACTGGTAGCAGAGGGGCTGACAGTTATCAGGGACAAGCCTTAGGTCAGGCCGTTCACTCACCGGGATAACGTGATGAACAACCTCAGCCTTCACTATCTCCCCGTCAAGCTCTAAGCACCTGTGGCAATACTGATTCCCGGCCCGGCTCAGAAACCACTCTCTGAACCGTTGCCACTTGGCGTCATAGCCCCGCTCACTTGAAGTTCCCCGGCGCTTGTCAAGCAGGCGGTCACTGTCCCGCCTGGCCTCAGTTCTATGCTCTTCGCAGTGCGTGTCGGGACCTCTGACTATCTCGGGACAGCCAGGGTGTCTGCACGCCCGGCCTGGTAACCTTGCCACATCTTTTCACCACCGCTCAGGTATTGCTTCGCGTATAGGTCTTGTTGCATGTAGCCTCTTGAGTTCGTTAATCGCCTGACATATCTCGCTGAGCGCCCGGACTTCGGCCTCATCAGGCTCATACTTCAGAAGCTCGGCAACGTTCCAAATCATGCTGTTCAATATCTGAATCTTGTCCACGCTGCTTCCTCCTCTCAACTCGTCAGATCTTTCCACCACCGCAAACGCCATAGAACGCCAAGTAAAGCACCTGCTACGCCTACCACCACCATCACAGACACCGCCTCCTTACCTGATCAGCGATCTCTAACTCGGCTTCACGTATCCGCTTAGGGGTCCGCTCAAGTCTCTGCCTGGCCCGGGTCATGGCTTTCCCACGCTTCAAAGCGCTCTGCCATATGTCCGGCCTTGCAGCCAGTAGCCGGCTGACCTCAGCAGCGGTCATCAATAACAACTGTCCGGGTAGTCGAATCTCTATCACAAGACCACCTCCCAATAAAAAAACGCCCTCGAAGGCGTTCTCTTCTTAGGTTACGTAAGTTACGGAAGTTACGTTAGTTTCTATATAGCACATATAGAAACCATATCTCTATATGCTTATATGGGTTCCAGGGTCACTTCCGTCACTTCCGTCACTATTGTCACCTAGTTATTTCCTTTTTCTTGCGGAAACACACCGATTCCCGCCTAATATGCTGACATTTCTGAATAGTCTTGGACAATTCCTATTCCATCGTAGATCCATGTCCCGCCGGCGCCTCGTCTGCTTTCATATCCCCGCTCATTCAACCGGCCACCGAAAAGCCTTTGACTCAACCACCGCTCACCGTTAGCGCTACACCAATTCTTATATGCAGTGTATAGGTCTGTCGCGCCTGCCTGTGCATTAGGCTCCAGTATGCAGCAGTCCTCAAGAAACTGTGCTACAACGTCCATTTCTGCCCGGTATTCATCAGTGGCCGACACAACTTCAGCCGGCGGTCTTAGGCCGTCTTTCTGCCATTCAAGGCAACCCTTCACGGCCCAGGCAAGAATCCCCGGAAGTTCGGCCCGTAGCTTGTCCAGCATCATAGGGTCAGCAACCGGCTCTTTCCCGGTCTCAGGCTTGTGGAATGTCACATCAAAGGGGATAAGGTGAATGCGCTCCCATATAGCCCGGTCCGTTCCTCTGACGATCGGCCTGTGATTCGTTGCTAGGAACAACTTGTGAGTCGGCTTGAAGTCAAAGAAGTCTTGCCTCATAAACCGGCCCGTCAGTGTATCTCCTCCCGTCAACTGCTTGACCAGCGCTTCGTTGAAACTCCTGTTCTCTGTGGTCTCAGTGGCAATCGCCAGTCTTGCGCCCCATAGCTTCGCAACACCCGTAGGGTGCGCCTCCCCGCGCCTGCTCATCAATAGGTTTGGCTCGGCCACTACAGCGAAGGGTCCTAGAAGTTCACGAAGGATTTCCAGGAATAGGCTCTTGCCGTTATCACCCCGCCCATACAGGATAAACAACGCTTTCGCGCTCACATCACCCGTCAACGTATACCCGCACACCCGCCGTAAGTAATTCACAAGG